CCGGGAGCCGTAGTATCGCCAACAGCAATGCCAGTAATACTTACCCATGCAGAACGGACATTGAATTCGTTAATGCCTCTGACTTTGATATTATAAACTTGATCTGGAACTATACCCGGAATGGTGTATTGCGTTGTCGTAACAAATGCCGATGAATAATACGGATTATCAGACGGAATAGATGAAGTAATAAGTTCATAATCTTCAACATTAGATACTGCTTCAGTAATTAATCCCCATTCCTCATTTTCATCATAAGATTCAGAGATAGCACCATAATCTTCTACTGCACTACCAAGCCATTGAATTTCATATCTGGTAACAAAGCTATCAGCAGATGCAGTCCAATTTAAACGCAAAGAAGGCAATAACGTGCCATCATTTGCTATCGTAGTTGTTTCTGTGGCAGTTAAATTTGTCGGTGGAGCGACATTAAAAGGATTAGGCAAAGTAGATTGTTGAACAGGAGATGCTTCTGCTTCCGTTACCCACGGATATATAGTTGCATCATGCTCTTGCAGAACTACAGATACTTCACCAGTATCCAATAATTGCAAAGAAATAACAGAAAATTCTTTATCAGTCCAGCCGGGTGTTGCGTGAGTAAGAGTTACAATATCACCAACGCTGCAATTCAATGCTTCGCTTGTGGCTGTAAATGTCACAGCTAAATTAGCCAAACGAGAAGTGAGACAGACTACCCTAGCAATATCACGAGCAGCATATATATCTGTAATTGTTGGCAAATTAATTTCTGTAGTTAATTCAATATCATTATCTTCTGATAAGAATGTTGAATAATCTGCTGAATCTGCTTCGGGCCATGTAATTGTATCAAGTTGCCAATTAGCATTAGGATTTGTAAATTTTGCGGTAACGCGATTATATTTGTTTGATTTACCAGTTGAGGTAATTGATATACCGCCAATTATATTGTCGATATTAAAATCAAAAGAATCGGCATAATCATCTTCAATTATTAGACCATAAGTACCATTTGAATACGGCATAATGCCGCGCATACCACTAAGCAATACTTTGGTATTTTCAAATAAGTTATTGGCAGTGTTTAAAACTGCATTACAAGTAAAAATTGGCTCTGTGCCAGATGCGCCAGTATATTTACTAACCAATTCCTCACATTTGTCAGCAGCATCACCAAAAGAAGTATCATCGATTGTGCTAGTGTCTAATCCCTTACCATATCTTGTATTAGTAAGATAATCTCGCAAACACAAAGCAGGGTTATCGCTATATCCTGTTGTATCAGAACGAGGATCATAAACTGTGCGTCCACGAACTATTGCCGTTACTGTTGGAATCCCGCTGCCGAATACATCTTGGTCATAAGTGAATCGCATAGCCAAATAAGCAACACCACGGAGCCGATGGTCGCTAGTCCAGCCAATGTTAGCAGCAATAAAAGTAGAGTCAGCAGTTTGGTCATCACCGCCGAGATACTTTGTAATAGAAACCTTACCACTGAACCTAGAATCAGTAGACAAGACATCGTTAATGTATACATTGTCGATAGCATAAACAGGCCCTTCACATAATGCCAAAATGACATATAAGTAAGTATTATTTGAGCCACTTGTTGATACAAAAACGCGAACTCCACCAATTTTTCGCTCGCCATAAATAACCGGCAATGGTTCTACGTTTGATTGCTTATTGAGCAGAACGCCAGATTGATAATCATTAACATCTGGTTCTTCTATCCCTGTTAGCCACGAAACAACAGTGCCGATAACTTTACGAATCGGCTTTGTTACTATTTTCCATAAATTGGATAGAAAGCTCACAATCTGCCCCACTTAATGTCGGCTACAGTGTTTGCAGCAAATTCAAATCCTTTATCGCCAGAAAAAAAATATTGTTGAGAATTATTATTAGTTAATCTTCCTGCTTTACGTTCAAAGTCAGCCCATTGTGATGCAATGCTCATAGTTACTTCTGATGTATCAACAGATTCATCAATCTGGAATTGTGATATTTGTCCGTCAAACAATGATATTGGAGTTCCAATCACGGCATTAGATGAATTCAATACAACACGGCGAATAATTACTCGGCGATTTATCCAATTCTGATTTAGGAAAATAGAAATAAAAGATTGGTCTACGCCGGATAAAGTTAAATTAACTGAATTAACTTTTAAATCTTTGCTTTCAGAAGGCTCTGAAATACCAAGCAACCCATTGATGGCCTCATAAGTAGCACCGCCATAGGAAATGTTTATGCCGTAATCAGTAATATATAAAGTAGATGAAAAATATAATGAGATTATATTTGCCATTCTTATATTGTCTGATTGCAGAGCAGTTATAACATCTGCATGAACACTACGAGGCATTACAATACCTCTACCATATCAACTTCATAAGTATATGAGTCGTATTGAGATAGACCATATTGCTGAATATCGTTATTAAGACGCATAGTAAAAGTCACATCGTCATAGCTAACCAATTCATTATCTGATACGGCAGAATACAAAGCTGGCTCAATGTTTAATGTTCCAGCTCCAGTTAAATCGCTTGTTACCATGTAGACTTTTGTATGCCCGGCAAACTTAACAAAGTCACCAGCCTTGATAGTTCCAGTAAAACCATCAACATCAATACTATTATCACCAATAGAATGTGCGCCATTAGCTAACATACTCCCTGATATATTGCCCTGAGCATCCGATATAACTGGCGGCACAATAGTGAATGTACCAAGCTGGCCTTGTTGAGCCATTACAAAGGCATATACAGGCATAAAATCAGCACGGGTCATTTGATTATACCTAGCAGTAAATGACCAACGCTGAGAGCCTAGTGCGCGAACTTGTCTGCGCCCACTAATTGTTTCGCTGACCAGATTGGCATGTTTGCTTTCCACATTGACAGCAGAAAATTCAGGAGTAGATGGATATGTCCCGCTCATGCTATTGCTGGCCTCCCTTGATCGTTCAACGCATCATTGATAATGCTAATGATGGCCCCTCGCCTTGAGTGCAATAGGCGATCAAAACCCATTGTATCATTTGCTACGATCTGGAATGTCACATTGGCATTTTTATTGACTACTGGAGTTGGCGTTTTAATTGTTTCGTTTGGCGAAATACGCCCAGACGAACCCATAGTTAAGATTTCTGGGCCACGCTCACCAACCACATAAGATTCGCCAGCCCTTACCTGACCGCCTAGAGCGCGTCCTGAGAGCGATTTGGCAGCATAGCTTACACCTGCACCAAGTACAGTGGCCGCGGCTGCTGCGCCCAATGCAGGGCCTATAATCGGTATGCCAGCAAGCGACTTGTAAGCAGACATGGCGGCTGCATAAGAATCGCTTACGATTTTTCGAGCATTATCTCGGCGTTCGGCATTAAGCAGATTGATGGCTATAGCAGCACTGGCTTTAGTCGTTTCAGATTTGTTTTTAAGCAACAAATCCTCAAAAGCTAATAATTGATTAGTTTGCTGCGCCCTAGCTGCTATCTCTTGAGCTTCGATATTACGCCGTTCGTTATATCCACGTCTTGCTGTTTGAATAACGCCTCGTAGCCATTGTTCGTTTGCGCGATCTTGTTGCTCTTGTTGTTTGGTTTGATATTCAGCAAGTGCCTTTAATTCAGCCTCATTCAATGATTTCATTAATTCTTGGCGAGCAAAGCCAGTAATAGCAGTATTTTCAGCAACTATTTGCCGTTGTCTTGCATAGGACTCACGAATTTGCTGTTCTTCAGATTGCAAAGATGCAGCAATAGACATGGCTTGCTGATTGATGCGTTCTTGTGCATTTGCTTGTGCCTTTAAAGCAGATTCAACCTCTTTAGCTCGTTCTGTAGTTTTTGTTTGTTCTTCATTAAATGCTTGTGAACTAGCAACTAATTCATCTAATGAACCTTTTAAATCATCAGCGGTATTGCTGGCATTGATATAAGCATTTGCCGCATTACCTATTTCAGCAACAATTTTTCTGCCTTCATCAGTTAAATTTGCGCTACTGCCAGATAAATCAATAATAGTATCCCGTAATTTCTCAACAGCCGGGACACCGCCAGCTTCCAATCCATCAATCTGCGACCGCAAATCTCTAATCTGATCGCCAGTCAAACCTGTATTTTTAATGATTGCATCCAAACCGCCACCAGTTTGGAATAAATAACCAAACCAGCTTTGTTGAATAGCATCACTTTGATCGTTGATGTTTGCTAATGAAGCTCTTAATGCTTCTGCCGCTGCGATTTGAGCTGCAAATAATTGAATCTGAGCCGCTTCTCTTTGATATTTAGCTAATTCAATAAAATCATCGGATAACACATTGATAGTGCCACCCAATTTTTTATCCAATACATCATTGAGCTTTTCTGATGCTTCATCCATCTCTTTCATAGCATCTTTGCTATTCATCAAAGACGGAATTAATGCGCTAATCAAAGCAGAACCAACAGCAATAATTGCACCGTAAATAGCACCAGTTGGGCCAAATGCAGAAGCAATCTGGGAACCTTGTTGGCCTAGAACGCGAAAAGCATTAGTTCCCATTTGAAGCTGTACTGCAACGTCTTGCACTTGATAACCAAGTTGCCCGGCAGTATGACGAAATCTATTCATGCCACCAGTTGCATCATTGGCGGCTGTTTTAGATAATGCGCGAAGATTTTCAATTTGTCGCAGCGTAGCAGAAGCACTTTCAAGCTGAGATTTTGTCGCGCCTTTGGTAGCGAGATCAAATAATTTAATCTCGTCCTTAGTCATGCCAACAGTTGCAGCAGAACGAGCTGCATCAGATTGCAATTTTTCTAATGCGCGATCAAGTTGATTAACAGATGAGCTAGTTTTAGCTCCTGTATTACTTAATCTATCAAGAGTTTTTTCAGCTCTTTCAAGGTCGCTTGTATCGGCCTTAAATTGAAGGGTTGCTACTTCGGCCATTTAGGTTTTGCCTCGCGATACTTTGCAAGTTCCATTACTGCACTTGCTTCCCAATGTGCTAAGTCAATGCCCGTTAGCTCAATGTAGCTTTTTAATTCTGTCCAGCTATAGCTTGATAACGATGTATAAGCCGTCCAGACATTATCATGCAAATCATTGAGCTTTGGCCCATTTAGAAGTTCAGGTGGCGGCGAACCTCTGCTTTTTTCAACTTGCCTAAATGTTTGCAATCGGCTGATCTTTGAACCTTCTGGGATTTCATTTATCCAGAAGCACCACCGTCCGTAATCTACAAATTCATCAATCAGCCGTTGGTAAAATTTTCAACATTGAATACGAATGTTAATAATTGCTCGACAATACGAGGCGAGTTTTCATATAGATATTTCATATTCTCTTTTGTGCATTTAAATTCTTTACCATCTTTTTTGATACCACGCCAATCAATAGTTATTTCCATCAAGGCAGCAATATCCATTTGCTCAAAATCCAAATCATCAAATTTATCATTTGCTCTTGCCTGAATAATTTGATGAGTTTGTTTTTTCTTTTGCTTGCGCCAATCTTTACTATCTGGCCCCTTTACCTTGATGAAAACATCAGTTGGTTTATTAGTAACAGGGCAGAGTATATTAACCTCTGCCCCTTCTTCGTGGTCTATAGCAGTCGATAGACTATTAATATCCATTAAGCAGCAGTTCTCGTAATGACGATTTGGCTAGCATCTCCACTGTCATACAATGCAACAAACTCCATTGAAACAGTGACAGAACCTTCGCCAGATACGTCAGGTTGACCAGAGTTATATTTCACATTAGACATTTCAATATCGTAACTATTGCCATCAACATCAGTGAGGTTAAGAGCAATAGACGAACTGGTTTCATTGATGAACTTTTCATATAGCGTTTTACTATCAAAATAAGTTGTCAATGTACCAGTCACACGGCTTTTACCAATTGATGGGCGATTAGTGGTCTGACTACCTACGCTGAACAATGGCTCAAGACCATTTTCTAGAGTCATTTCCAATGCAGTCACAGTAGCAATAGATGAACCGCCCTCAGTAATTGACCCGGTAAACGAATCAAATGGGCTGTTACCAGCATCAGCAGAATAAGTGCTAGATGCGACTTGTGTTGTCGCAAGAGTCAAATCCTTGCCAACAACACCGAACGTAACGCCTACCATACTATTTGGGCTTACAGATAAAGTTAATGTGTTAAATTCACATCCCGTATAACGATGATATTCAGGAGTTCCTAAATCAGCAAATTTGCGCTCGATTGTGAATGAACGTCTAGTAGTTCCAGATTTCAGAACATCCGCAGACCAAGTGCCGCAAACTACAGCTTGCAGAACATCATCAAATGCGGCGTATTCAAGTTCAGCAGATACATCACCGCCAATAGTTTTATTGCCATGACGATAATCTTCTACTTGACGATCTCCACGCAATTTTTCGGATTCAATAGCATCTTTAGTCAATGCCAAATTGGTTCCGGTATGCGGCAGCGGAGTCCATGTAGGAGTTGATGGAGTAGTGCCATAAGTTGCTTCTGCAACGAAATGCAGACTGTGTTGTGCGCCGTTTGCAATAGCCATGATTATCTAGCCTCTGTATAGGTTTGAAAGTTTATGGAAACTGGCACAAAGTACCAAGCCCCTTCCGAAATAGCTGGCCCAACGGAAACAGAGCGTATCCGCACATTCACCCCATTATAACTGACAGTTGAGCCGCGGCTAAAATGGTCAGCAATGCTGTCAGGTAAAGTTGTACGACCACTGCCAGCAGGAATGACCGCATCAACTTGAAAGATTCCAATAGTTTCATCTTTTCCGTTTGCGCCTAGTGATACTTGCAACGTATCAGAAGGCAGAAAATTGGCTCGCAAATAAGCAGTGCTTGCTGATGGCTTGTATTCTACATTAGGCCATGCGACAGGCGGTGAATCAGCCAACGTATTTAATCGTGACATCAATGCGGCTTCTATGTCGTTAAAATATGTTGCCATTATCGTCTACGCACTGTCATTTTAGTGTCTAGTATTTGTGCTGCCTGTTTTACATTAATTCTAACCATGCCTTTTGGTGCTTGCCTAGAATAACCATTAATAGTTTTTCCAGTTGGATTTTTTGGTGGATTTGGATAACCGCCAAATTCTACCACTGCTGCATAAGGCAAATTATTTGAAAGATAAAAAGTATTACCCAATTTTAAATTGCTAAGCACATTATTTGTGTCTGATATTGAGCTATTTCCTTGCTTATCTAATATATTTAATTGAGTGGTGATTGGTGCGTTAATAGATGCTTGCCAGTTTCCACGCAATCTGCCTGTATCTGCTGGCGTACTTTTGATTATCAATTTAGATAAATCCAATAAAGTGCCGCGAACTTGTTGCTCAGTATAACCTTTCAAACGAAACGCTATTTGCGAAACTTGCTTACTGAAGTTCATTTTCTTATCTGCAAATTAACAGCCATTTTCGTTGCGCCCGGCTGAATGTCAGAAATTGAAATCACTCTATATACATCGCTTCCAACAGTTACCTTATCATTTACTATATAATCATAGGCTTCTGCTAGCATTCGCCTATCACCTTCTTGGACTAGCGAATTAGCTTTTTCGTTATCTGTATAATCAAACAAACAAGCATATTTCGTAAATGTACTAGACGAGTTGCTTGTTGTTCCTGTTGCCGGGTTAAAATTACCAACTGTCGTTCGAGTAAAGGTAAATTGCTGCCCAAACTTTTGCAGCAAATTAGACGCAGACGATAATAACGGCTGATAATTAAAACTCATGCCCGACTAATTCCAAACCCAGAACGAGTCAACTTTCTTACCGCAAAACTTAATGCAGGAGTTGTGGTTTTACTTGCACTGTTACTTGTATATGTAACAGATATATCCCCAACAGTTTCACTGATAGTTTTACGATCTACCGGATTCATTTCTGAATACCCGTCAATTTCAACTTTGATTGCTTCATATACAGCAAGTTTTAACTGATTAGGTATTTCTGTTCCATCTACAGAATAACCATCAATATAAACTTCATATCTAGGCCACTGTAACGCTTGATCTTCATTTGCTTTAAAGCCAAGAAAATTCAGCGATTCTATATAATCCATTGCACGATATATCTGTTGAGTTACCGCGGCATCATTGCCATAGGTAATCCCACGATCATCAGCCCATGACTTAAAATCGCTTAAACTGACATAAGTATTTGCACCAGATACTCCAGTGCCATCTTCAACAATCAGTGCCATGATGATTTTCCCGAAAAGAATGGGGAGACATAAGCCTCCCCATCCAGCCAGCCTTAGCCAAGCAGGTTAGCGATGAAGTCAGATTTCCAAGCCTTCACGCCCCAAGCAGAGGCCACTTCGATCATGGACTTACGATAGCCGCGGTAAACGCGAACTTCGAACACCAGACCAGAGTGCGGGTCTTGAACAATCATTGAATCATCAGCAGCATCACCGCCTTCTGGTAC